TAAACGCCGTGTAGGTATTGGAACGGCGCTTGTAATCAGCGGCATCAAAGCTGGGGTCGTACTGACTCACCTCCCGGATAAGCGTTTGCATCATCGGCGAGCGCATCGAAAATCCGGTCGGAAACGGCATCCGACCCTCAGCAAGCGCCTTGACCTGAGCCCGCCGGCCATCGTCCGGGAGGGTCTTCAGGTACTCTTCGCCGTGGACATCGGAACCTAAAGCACCCGCCGCGCCGGCTGCGGGTGCGGCTGCTGGCTGACCCGGAATCGGAATCCCATATTCGACAAAGGCTTTCTGCTGATTTAAGAGCAGATTCTGTTTGGCGGTGTCTCTCTGTTGCGCCTCATTTTGGGTTTTCTGAGAAAATTCTTCTTGTCTCAGCGCCTCCTCGCGGTCCTTACGGGCCTCGCCCTGGAGCTGTTTGTAGCCCAGCACATTGGCCTTGGTGCGCTGATAGTTGAAATCGTTCGGCACCTGATCGATTGCCGACCCCGCCCAACCTTCGGCCTTAACCCGATTACGGTTCTCGGTGAAAGCCTGCTGGGCGGCCTGGTCGGCCTGCTGCCGGCTGCCGGTTTTCTTGAAGGTGTCATCCCAGACCGCCGCCGCCGGCGCGCCTATTTCATTGATCAACCGCCCACGCGTCTTTTCCGCAACCTCGGTCCCGAGGTATTGCGAGCGCATCTGTTGCTGGCCCATCTGGGCCATCGTTTTCATAAAGTTGATGCCGGTCTCGGGGCTGGCCTGCATCAACTGGTTCATGGCATCGGGGGTCGGTAAGCCGTTCGGCCCGATATTCGACCGGTTGCCGTAGAGCTGGCGCAGCGCGTTCTGCCCCTGCAGCGCGTCGCGGTTGATCTGGGTTCTGACCGCCAGATCCTGCAGGGTCAGCAGCGTTTTCATGTCGGGACCAAACGGTCCCGAGGGCTGGCCCGCAGCGAGCGATATCGTCGGGTCGAGCGGCATCAGCCTATCTCATTAAAATGGAAGGCCCATTGCGTATGTGGAGTAATCAGGACTCTGATTGGCCCCACCGCCGCCGGCCCCGCCGCCGCCGCCGAGCAATTGCCCGATCAATGTCTGGCTCGGATTGAACCCGCCGCCGCTCCCGCCATAAGGTGACAGCAACAAGTTCGATAGCGAATTTATCCCGCCCGTAAAGGCGTTGGCCGACCCGACCTGCCCGGCCGCCTGCGCCGCCCCCGCCGAAGTCTGAAGGTTGCCGATATTGCCGGCCGTTCCCAAAAGGGTATTGGCGATATTGGACCCGGTCTGAATCCCGGCGGCGCCCTGGCCGGCCGCAGCACTCTGCCCCTGGCCGGTCAGCGCGTTCAACATCGCAAAGTAATTGTTCAGCGACTGGGTGCGCGACTGAGTGTCCAGCCAATAATTCTGGTTGTTGGCGTTGAACTGGTTCTGGTAGTTTTGCGCGTACGCGTTGTAGGCGCTCCACCAATCCTGTGAGGCCAGCCCGGTTGCGTTTTGCTGCAAACCCTGCAGCATATTGCCGGAGAGCGCGCCGGTGCGCCCGACAGCACTGTTCTGGATCGAATTTTGTGCCTGCCCCAGCTGATAATTGTAGCCCGGCGACGCCTTGAATTGCTGCGCCGTAAACGCCGGCATGTTGTATTGCGGGACCGGCCCAGGCTGGGCAAAATCCTGCGCTGACGGGGCCAGGCCGCCACCGGGCCTCAGTAGGTTTTGCAGCTGCGACAGGGTGCCGCCCGACCCCGACGCCGCCTGGGAGAACGGCGCCAGCTGCTGTTGCAGCGCATCGAATTGCCGCTGCTGTTCGGCGATCGCCGCTTGCTGCGCCTGTAGTTGGGTCTGTGCCGCTTGGTCGGCGGCATTCGCCTGGGTGTTGGCCGCACTCTTGGCCGCCCCGCCCGATAGCAGACCGCCAGCGATCGACCCTACAGCGCCGATGCCAGCCGCAACCGCAAACGGCATCAGACATACTCCGCGATATCATGCTCGGCGAGCAGCTGGACCATTTCTGCGCCGTGCAGATTGTGGATACAGTAGAGGATCGTGTCGTCCACCAGGCTCTGAAACAGATGCTTGACCCCGGCCTTTATGACAATCGCCGCCGGTGCGGCGTAACGCTGATCGAGACAGCCGTCCCGCCAGAGAAAGACCTGCCCTTTGGCGAGCATCGTCGTATGATCGAAGACATGCGAATGCTGCGGACAAAAAGTCCCGGCATTCCGGACCACCATCTGACGGATAAAGACGCCGTCAACGGTCGTGATATCGACCGTGATCGGCTGGGTGATCTCGATGTCGTGGCCGTGAGCCGGCAAGGGTTTTTTCATTTTCGGCTCATCGACACGATTAGGCTGGTGCGCGGCGTGTTGCCCCGGTTTTCGCAGAAATGATCGACCTGATTGTCAAATTGCCACACCTCGCCGGCGCGCATCCGAAACCCGTCGAAATCGCCGCGATCATTGGCAAACCAAGTTCGGCATCCGGCATTGCTTTCGAGCGCCACATAGACTTTGATCCAGTGAAACTCGGCATGCCACGAGCCGCGGTCGTTGTGCGGATAGACCTTTTTGCCGGGCGGGACGCGGGTAATCAGGACGCCGCCCAAATGCGTCGCGCCAAGCTTTGCCATCAGCATCATCGACAATTCCCGAGCCTCGCTGAGACACGCGGCCTCGGGGTACCAGATGCTATAAAACGGCTCAGTATGGCTGGTCGGGATCTCGGCCTTGTAGCGCAGCCAGATATCGTCGGTCTCGCAATGCGGCGAGTTCGGCATCAGCCGGCGCTCGGGTCGCTGGTTCCACAATTCCTCATGCGCCTCGAGCTGCGCCAAGAGCGGATCGACGGGCAGTCTAAAGGGCATCTTGCCAAAGTTCATTGCGTCCACCCCGACCCAACCGTGTTGAGACTGGCCGCGGTATCGCACACCGCCCAGATGGCGTCGCCGGCGCCCAGCACCAGATTGGCAAGCTCGGGGGAAACATAGGACTGTCCCGAGCTGATCGCGAAGCCGGTCGCCGTGGCTCCGATTATCTGGTTGGCGGTGCCTGCGGAGCCCCCCGACCGTACAACCCACACCTTAAGGTGAACCGCCAGCGCCCCGACATTGGCGAACAACGCCTCCGTGACGATGCCGAGCCCTGCGACCTGCGTATAGATCGCCGCATTGCTCGTCCCGAGCGCCAGCGGTCCCCATAGGGCGGCGGGTGTTACCGTCATAACGGGCCGCGCGCCATCAGCGCCATCCAGACCAACTGATCCTGACTTGGAACCACCGGCATTGGCCGCAGCAAGGCTTGCGATCCGACATCCTCGATGGCGGAAACCGCTGCCGCCGCGGACGCCGCAACTGCCGCTGCCGCCACCGCCGCAGCTGCAGCATTATCGGCGCTCACTTGCGCCGCTGCTGCAGCCGCAGAGGCATTATCGGCGCTCGCCTGCGCCGCCGCCGCCGCGGTGCTCGCCGCCTCCGCGGCGCCCTGCGCCGAGTTGGCGGTGGCCTCGTTATGGCTAAAAAATCGCCACCACGTCCGGGTGAACCATTCTTGCCGCCCTTGGATCGGAGCCTCACGCGGCGGAGGGATCGTCGATTGCATCACTCAAACTCAGCGCCGACGATCGCCACCGGAAACGGGTCCGCCGACGACAGTTCAAAGATCCGGTCAAGTCCGGAATTCCGCCGAGTGCTGCCGAGCCGGCGAAAGATCACTCGCTTCGCCGTCTCGCCGGTAGCGCCGGCGGCGCCGATGCGCCCCTGCGCCCAAGAGTGCCCGCCATCATCTGACCACGTCAGGCTGACCTTGGGATCATCCACCTGATGCGGATCGCCAACCCAAGCGCCGGTCTGCATATCGACTTGGAGTTGCGAGAACCGTTGCGGCTGCATCACCGGCTGCGCCAGCGCGCGCCACGACCGCAGCCATTTGCGCGGCACTCCGTCATCGGTCAGGCTGGCAAAATCGTACGCGTAAATATTGGCGTCGGCCCATGCCCCAAGAACCATTTGGTTGTTGAATAAAGCGCCCTGCACCGACGACAGCGCCACTTGGGCCGGATGACGGATAAAGGCCCCGGTCTGCGGATCGAGGGCGGCGCGCTGATGCCAGCACGGAATGCCCAACAGTTCGCTCTCGGTGACGTCGTAAACCCAGGTCGCGTTCGCGGACGGGAACGATATCACATAAAAGCTTTGGTTGTCCTGCTGGTAGCAATAAGCAACCGCGTCGCTGGTTTTGTCATAGCTCTGCCAGATCGCCGCGACCGAGTGATCGGTGACATTGATCGGGTTATAGCCCCGCACCCGGATGACGATCGCCGTCCCATCCCGGTTCTGCGCCAGCCACATCAAGTCTTCGCCGACCTGCACCACCGTTGCCGGGGCCTGCGTCCCGGCTTCGATATAGACCCCGTCCAACCGAGCAAAGGCAAAGGGCGACGTTCCGGCGTTGACCCAAACCTCGGTCTCGTAGGTCTCGATGACAAAAATCTCGCGATGGATCTCCTGCATCGCGAGGATCGGATCGGGGTTGCCGTCAGCCGCCGCAAAAGCCAGCGGCGGCCATGTCGACATGTCGAGCAGCGCCGATTGATAGATCGTGTTGGTGCCGGGCTGACTGAGAAGGAGAAACCCGTCCTGCTGCGCCGCCCCGATCTGCCCGGTAACAGCAAACGGCAACTGGATCGGCACAAGGTTGGCGGACGCGCCAAAGGTTGGGCTGTCCAGGGAAAAATTCTGTCCGGAGCCGGTGGTGGTCCCCTGGTTAAAGCTCAACGGCTTAGGATCGGCAAACGAACCGCCGTTGGTCACGGTGAACCCGGTCACTCCCCCGGAGCCGTCAACCGCGCTGACCATAATCGTCGCGCCGACAATCGGCGCCGACCCCGACATGCCGGACAAAACAATCGAATCGGCTAAGGCGTAATTATATCCGGGGTTGCTGATGGTCCCCCCGGTCAGCGGTTGACCGGCGGTTTTGCCGAGCAGCCACCCGCCCTTGTCGGTAAAGATCCCCATCTGATTGCCGTTGTCTTCCATCGCCGGAACCTGTGTGACCGGCGACGACACCTCGCCAACCTTGGTGGCGGCATAGTTTTGATCGAGCACATACACGCTGCTGCCCGAGATGACGTAAAGATACCCGTTGAAAACGTGCAATCCCCAGATTGGCCCGGCGCCGACAGTCGCCAGCTTGGTCAGGCCCGGCGTCAGATAAAGGGCGCCGATCGCCTTGCCCTCTTTGGTCTGTACCGCCCTCGGCATCAGATTGACGCAGCGCGCATCGACCACATTGGGGGCGCGCGACAGCGCGTACGGGCCAAAGATCGGCGTTTTCAACGGTAAGTGTCGCTGTAAATATTGTACGGGCGCGGCGCCGCCGCGGTCAGCTCGCGATCAAAAAAGGCGATGTTCTCGCGCTGATTGGTGCGCTTGATATTGCCTTTCGATTTGCTCGCGAGTGTCATCAACAATGGCGGGACATTCGCCTGATCGGGCTTGAAATACGGCCACAACTCAATCGCCAGGCAGTCCTTGATCGCCTTGGTGTAGCCGGGCGGCAGCAACAGCTGATCCGAGGGATTGCGCAGCTGCCCGAGCTGAGCGTACGAATCCCAATACAGAACCATCCCTCCGGTGTTGGGCATCGGCCAAATATTCAAGACGCCGTACGGCACTTGCGGATCGTAAAACAGAGTGTCGGGCAGGTTCGAGGTCGTTGACTGCAAATTCCAGATCAGATTCCAGCGGTCCTG